AGTTTTTTTACGACCATTGCCAAAATATCCTGTGTCTATGTAGTAAAAGTCTCGGCCAACAGAACGACAGATGGCCATTTCTTTGCGTTTGGTTATGCCTCTAAACACCGCTGGAGTCATACTGGTACTGTGTTTTTCCCAGTTAGAAATGTGGCCGCCTGATCCCAGTATAAAACTTTGCAAAAATGGATCGTACATTTTGCCCTTCCTCTCAAATTTTGTATCTCTTTCGTCTGTCCCAATGGCCACTGCCGCACTGTTGTCCAACTGTTTTAATTGCTCAACTAAGACGTCTAGTGTTATACCATAGTAGGTGCCGTCAGGGTCAACTCGATATTTGAGAATGTCATCAAATAATGTTTTGACTGTGGGCGGTATCATGTCAAACACATGCGGTGGTGGCAGTGCCGCGGGTGGTGGCGGTATATATGACGATTCGTCTTCCTGTTCCCAGATCATTCAGTTGACCTTTGCTGACAGTATTCAGTTAGTATGCGTTCTCTGTGCCATTCATTCCCCATGGGAGTGTCTGCAAACTCATGAAAGCATGGGGCGCCCAGGGTGTAATGCAATAACTTAGCATCTGGATTGGGACCGTATTCATCAGGCAACCAGTTCCACTCGGGGGGTAATTCACCAATGCGCTGATCATCTAGCCACGAGAATCGGTGTAGTTCACTGCCTGTGGATCGTTGCACAAATTCGGGTGTGAGTTTTCGGTTAGGAAAACTACTGCAATTCCACAAAATAACACTAGACCAATTTTTTCGAGGATAATCTTCGTTTGGTGATCCAAGGTATTTCACAGGCATACGAGTTTTGTAGTCGTGCTTGACCACTTGCACATCTCTATACACATCTCTCAGGTCCCAGAGTTCTGCAACGTCACCACGTACAATCATGTCACCATCAATAAAAATAGCCGATCCTGAGAATCCCATGAGGTACGGAACTAAAAAGCGTGTGTAGATAAAGTGATTACTACCGTCGGTGTGTGTTTCGTTGTAGTCCTGGAACAAGTTCAATGCCACAGGAACAATACTTACAGGCTTGCTTGCATTTCTAATAATGCTGTTGACGCAGGTGTGATATGCTATGGCTTCACGCGGATCGTAGCCAATGAAAATTGGTATGATATCTTTCATCTGCGTTCTATGTCCTCTTCAACACAATTCTCACCGTACTGAATTTCAATTAGCTTGAGTGGTTGATCAGTTTCGTTGCACAACATGTGCCATTGATTTTTAGCAATCCAAATATATTCGTGCGGTTGATACGTGCCTATCAAGTCGTGATCACTTGAACAATCTAGTGTGTAAACTGCGGCTTGACCTTGGGCCACAAACCAAAATTCTGCACGTTGGTCATGCCGTTGCATGCTCAAACATGTTTTGGGTGCCACAGTAAGTTCTTTGAGTTTGGTATTAGCACCCACTTCATGTAGCACACGATAGTAGCCCCAGGCACGATCTGTTCGGGGAGTTTTCCACTCCTCTAGTATCCAGGAACTGGAGTTGGCCTTGTTGTCTCCTCCGACCCCAAACACAAATTCCACGTCATCAAACTTCATTTCTGGAATGTTATCAGGTGTACGGTCTCCGCCATTGGCAAACACAATTTCATCATTGGGATATTTTTCTCGTACTTGACGAATAGCATCACATGCTGTGCCATCCGAATCATCGAACTCAACTATTTCTCCAACCATGTGTAGATTGTCCAACACAATCATGCGTTCACGCCAGGGCATGAATGGGCGACCTTTTTTGCGTGTGAGCCACGCATCAGAGTTTAGGCCTACAACCACGTGATCACCCAGGTGATCGGCATGATTTAGGTAAGAGATATGCCCGGAATGTAGTGGATCAAAGCCACCAGTTACTATGACGATTTTCATGCAGGTATTTACACCTGAATGTCTTCCATGCCTGCAGTTCTTAGGCGGACCACATGTCCCATTTGCCACTGTTTGGTATCTAATCCTTTGAGTATGCCCAGCCAACGATTGCGCAGGTATGCTACTTCGTTTATGAGAGTTTCGTAATCAATTACTTCATCCTCGCCGTCCACGTACTTTTCAGCATCTCTTGATGTCAGGGCACGAGCATACCCTTCAAGATACTTCTGAAAATGTTTTCTACGTATCTTACGCAGTTGGATGTTGAGATAGTTTAATACTGCCTCAATCTCTTGCAGTTGATTGTATCTAAACTCAGTGATGCCCGGTAAGGCAGTGATGTTCTTTTCCACCAGGCCATAGATTTTACAGTCCTTTTTGGCATCTTCAAGTTCACGCTCGTAGTGATTGATGAAGTCTGGAATATCACCAAGGCTGGCAACTACGCGACTATACCACATGGTTTAACCATTCTATCATGCTATTAGGAAAAATCCCAAGGTCAAGATTTCTACGACGTGCAAATTCATTAACAAACACTGAATAATTTTTTTGTTGTGCCTGAGTGGGACTAGCGGTTAGCATTTTAATAATATTGTCTTTAATTGTGATATCACTTTCTTCAATAGATTTTGTTAGTTTTTCCTTACTATCGCTATCTAGTACATTAACTCCAAGGTAGTCTGGGTCGTGGCAAAAATCATAAACTATAGGAATATGATTATATTTGTTTACAAAATCCACCAATCCAAACACAGTTAGATTACTAACCACTGAGTGAAAATTAAGTGCTAGTCCAGCATCTGTTAGTATTTTTAGATTTTTCTCAAAATCTTGATAGGTATTGCCATAACGATTAAATTCATAAAATTTGTCAATGTTTTCTGCACTTATTGCTATTTTTAAGTTGGGTAAGTGTTTAATCTTTTCAATTTGATTCTTCAATCTATTAGAGTTTACCCCTAGCCCGGTTATTATCAAAATTTCGTCGGTACTGGGTATATTATTCATTAGAACATCAAAATTATTGTACAGAAAAGGTTCCCCGCCGGTAATAACAATTTTTTTAACATGTCTTAACGATCTTATTTCATTGACTAATGTAACAAAAGATTCTGTTTGCTTGTGTTCATTATGGCTTATCCTCAAAAGAATCTGATCTATTGGTTGTATATTAAACCTATCAGAATCCATGTAGGCACCGTTATTCTTAATATCATGTAGCCATGCAGTGCTATATTGTTTACAGCAATAAGAACATGTTAGATTGCAACTAGATCCTAAGATGATATTCAATGTTTCGGGTTGAGATTCTATTAGAGTGTGGGTTTTTTCTTGTCCAATCTCTAATCTCTGACTTGAAAATCCTTGACTTTCGGGTAACCAGCAATTGGTATGACAACTTTTAACTGGAATATTTTCCAACATTTGTTGCCTCTCAGACTTTAACGACTCAGTATTAAATATTTTTCCTGGATTTTGTTTAAGCCAAGATAAGTTAATCCTCTCAGGGTCTGCTTTACAACATACAGAGGTTAATTTTTTTTCCATGTCAATCGACAACCAAGTAAATTTTTGATTGCAGTAAAAATCAACCAATTGGTTTGACATTAGTTTTCCCAGTCTTCGTCTTCTTCCTCTTCTGACTCATCATCTTCTTCATCTTCAGCCTCATAGTCCTTGTCGTTGTCAAGGTATGCAGTCAGCGCACGTTTGATGTCTGAGTCACCTTTGAATGCGTTACGAATATCTTCCACGTCTGAATCATTGTCCATCAAAATCTGTATCACAGTCTCAGCGGCTTCGTCACGGTCCACTGTGTTTACAAAACGCTTGAGTTCTCCCCAAATTTCACTGGCTATTGTTTCACTCATCTGCTGTTTCCTCCGGAGTACTTACCTCTGCTCTCTGATTTGCAAAGTCTTTCATAACAGTATCGAGACAATTGTCGTCATTGCGTTCCCATGCCTTACGAAACTTCTTGATAACTTCGCCGTCACTTGTGGTAAACACCAAACTGTTACCTTCTTTCTTGAGCATGGCTTTCTTCTCAATCAAGTCGGTTAGTCCCGAGTAAGGACTCATTCCAGTTTCGTAAGGAATTTTAACTTGCACACCTTCGAAGGGTTTAGCGTAGCGAGTTTTCATTACCTTGCATGCGGCACGAATGCCCATGACGTCGGTAATCTTGTTACCGTCTTCATCTTCTTTGAGTTTGAGTTTTTTCATAGCAACAACAATTGAACTTGCATAAACAAACCCTTGACCACCCGAGATTTTATCGTCAGGATCAAACATGTCTTGACTAGCGTATGTGTGGTTGGTACAAACCAGGCCCACATTGTAAGAGCCAAACATGTTGACACAGTTACGAACCAGTGCAGTAAGTGCTTTGGGTTTACGGCCCATGTCACCTTTCATATCACCCGCATCAAACTGATTAACGTCAGTAGGGGTAAGCAACATGCCCAGTGAGTCAATAACAAACAACACCTTTGGACGTTCGCCGTCAGGTAATGCTTTGTAATCACTCATGAATGTTGAAATTGTTTTAGCAACATCATCAATCATGGCCATTGACAATTTCAACAACTTGGTGTCGCTAGTGTCTACCCCAAGATCATGCAACCATTTTTCATCTAGTGCATTTTCACTATCAATTAGCACCACATAGATGCCTTGCTCCTGTGCGTTCTTAATAATGTTCCCAGAACAAATATAGCTTTTACCGGCACCCGATTCGCCAGCAAACACAGTAACTTTACCCAGTGGGACACCACGGTTGAAGTCCCCTGAGATCAGGTAGTTCAGGGCGTAGTTGCCTGTTGAGATCCAGTCTGTTGGATCGTTGAAGCCTATTGAAAGGCCGTCAATGCTCTTGGTGATTTCCTTGCGGAACTTGCTTACGTCAAATGGTTTTCCCATGTTTACTCCAATGTAATAAAATTATTTTCTATCAGTGAATTCTTATAGAACAATTGTCTGTATTGTAACA